AAAGTTCCATCACTAAATGCTTCATTTGGATCACGAATACCTTGATCATCAATAATTAGATCTCTATATTGAGCAGCAGTTTCTGGAAATCCGAGACCAGTTAACCAATTATGAATAGACATATAATTTACCATGTCTTCATCAACCATAAATCTTAAAGAAAAATCTCCATATTCCAACTTGTTACCGGGAATATCAAGATCTTTAAGATAACTTGATTGAATTTCTGTTCCCAATATAATCTGAGGAATTTTAGCACTATTGCAAAAGAATGATACTTTTGGATCCTTTGCTAGCGTAAATTTAAATCCTACTGGAGAAAGAAAATTTCTATTTTGAAGTTGCTTATTGAATGGAGATATTGCCATTATTTTTTCTTAGTTGGTACTATTTTGGGAATGCTCATATTGACCTTTACTCCCAAATCGGGAATTTTTGGTTTTGGTTTTTCTTTCGGCACGGGAGTAACGTCCAAATCTCTAACACCAAATTGTTTATAATCTTTATATCCAAGATCTCTTGTTGTTTGTGTTGTTAAATCGTATTGCCTATTACCATGATAAGGTCCTCTATCAACAACTGGAGCGATGACAGATCTTTTAGTTCTAGGGTCTGTTATTTTTACTTTACTTCCTAATGGCAATGTTTTATGGGCAACACCTCTTGTTGTTGGTGTTAATTTTGATCCAGAAGCAGTTGGATTTCCATATAAACCCGGTCCATAAGAACTGGTAGATACGATAGCACCAAAAGTTGGTGCCTCAGACATAAACTGATTAAAAGTTTTCATTTAACTTTTTATTTTTATTTAGATAAAAAAAGAGGGTCCGAAGACCCTCTTGATTGAGTTGTGATCTAACTCACATAAGATTTGCGACCTTGACTCTTCTGTAGTAAACGTTCGAGTTAGTTGCAATGTTGTCAGGAGCTGAAGCAACAGTACCACCCTTAGCAAATGGATTCGCAACGACTCCATAACGAGTCTTGAATCCGATTTTTGGCTGGAAGGTCTGCTCACCAACGGCACGTACCATCTGGAGAGGTACGTATGGGCAGTAGAAGAGACCAGCATCATAAGGAGATGCACCCTTATAACCGACAACGTAGAACTGGTTAGCAGCAACGTTTGCCGAATACGGGTCGATGTAGACTCTATACTTACCTTGGAGAACACCAGCGAAGGTGTTACCGGTGTCATCAACCTGAAGGTTTGCGTTGAGTGCAGGGGTGTAATCAAGAACACCTGCCATGGTGAGTGCCGAAGCAACGTCAGCAGAGCAGAGGATCATGTTACCCTTTCCTCTACGAGTTTGCTGTGCAATTGCGTTTGCATCGCGCTCGATTTGGAAGATAAGACCCTTGAACTTCTCAACCGACCAACGACCGTTGGAGTCAACGTCGAGGTCAAAAGTACCAGCGGTAGCGGTGTTAACCTGAGCACCAGGAACAGCAACCTTATAGATGGTACGGATGATTTCTCTGTTGATTTCAGCGAGGATCTCGGTGCTGAGGATGTTAGCAAGCTCAGCTTCAGCATTCAGACCATGAATTGCCTTCAGGTCTTGTGCGAGTTCGAGTGAGTACTCAGCTTTCAGAGCACGTGACTTAGCGGTAACGGTGAGTTTTTCAATCGAGAATGCCATCTCGTTGAAATAGTTACCAGAAGCATCGCCAAGAGCCTCAGCGTTGCCCGTGGTCATACCTTCGCCAACGTTATATGCCTGCTGGTTAGCATTGGTTGCATCGAGAATTGATGGGTTGGAACCTGCCTGAGCAGTAGTACCAAGACCAACAGTACCGTCGATGAAACCTGCAGTGAGGTTACGGTTGGTGCTATTCTGACCAGAGAATGCCGAATCGACTTCATTGTAGAAGGTCTCAGTGCCGCTCTGGCTGTTATAGCGCGAACGCATTGCAAAGATAAGTCCAGTAGGACCATTCATTGGTTGAACGCCACACAAATCATAAGCGATCAGGTTAGGCATTGAACGACGGATCAGCGAAATCAGTACAGGGTCGAAACCTGCAACTGGTGATCCAGTTCCGCTAGCGGCGGAACCACCAAAACCACCAGTACCGGCAGAGTTGGTTGGGGAAGCTTCTGAAAGGAAAGAACGCTCTTCGCGGAGTTCTCTCTCTTGGTTTTCGAGCAGGATAGCGGTTACCGATCTACGATGTGAATCTTTGATTGGATCCATTCCTTGGTAATCAAGGATTGGTGCCCACTTCTCCTGCAGATATTCAGCGTTGTACATCTGCATTGGAATTTTACCTCTTTGGAAAGTTTTGTTTGACTTTATGATTTAAAAATCACTTTTTAGAGACTCTGCTGAGAGTCTGAAGATATGCCTCCATGATTGGGGAAACTGAAGAATTTTCAATTCCATCATGGGTAATTTCCTCTGACAAATTCTCAGAGTCACTTCTTTGAGTACCAGCATTTGATGGGAAATACGATTCCCTCAGAGTTACCAGTTTCTCACGATAGTTGTCTTCACCATCAAACTCAACATTTTCGGCAAGAGAAGCGAGTTTGTCTTTCTGAGAAAGTGCAAGACCCTCAGCGACATCTGCAAAAATTACATCAGCAACCGACTCTGCTAATCTTTTGTTTAAAGCAATATTTCTTTCGATTTGCTCGTTGAGTTTTTCTTCCATTTCATCAAGTTTATCTACCATACTCTCGATAACATCATATCTATCTTCAGGGATTGTTACATAATGATCTTCAAAAAGTTGCTTCATTCCATTTAGGAATGATTCAGTCATTTCGGTCTTAAGACCATGCTCTACTGCAAGTGCATTCTCTTGAATCCACTCGTCAGAAACATACTCAAGATATGCGTCTACACGCTCAGTAAGTTCTTGTTTGATAAACTGAACTTCTTCAATAAGTGCATTTTCATAAGTTTCTTGAAGTTCCTCTTTGATTTCGCCAACTTTTGAACGAATAGCAGCTTCAAAAATAGTGCGTGCTTTCTCTTGGAATTCTTCAGAAAGCTCTTCACCGGCAAGGAGAGCATTGACATCTTCATCGATGTCAAACTCTTCTTCCATTTTCTTTTTACCTTTTTTCTTACCTTCTTCTTCTTCCTCGTCCTCGTCCTCTTCTTCCTCGTCCTCTTCTTCCGCAGCCTCAGCAACTACTTCATCATCTTCTTCTTCGGTTTCAAAATCTTCTTCATCTTCGACGAGTTCATCTTCATCTTCAACTTCTTCTTTAGCAACAGACTTCATAGGTTCTGCTGCAGCTGCTTTAGCATTTACAACATCTTTTACTTGAGCAAGAGTTGCTCCGGGGGTCTTAAGATGTGCTGACTCGTCATCTGGACGATAATTTTCGGGAGTAGGACCACCTAAATCTTCCCAAGCGCCGGTTTGACCTGGAGTAATAGATCCAGTTCCAGTTTGCATTGGTTCGGCAGGTGCAGCCCCTTTGGTTACTACGTTTTCCATTTCTTGTAAATTTCTACCAACGGACATTTGTTTAGATTCGTGTATATAATCTATATTTATTTATAAATTATAGATTTGAAAGAAATTCTTGGAATAATTGAATCTTATTCTCCTGCAATGTCCTTTCATCAACTAAAGTGTTAATTCTACGCTTTGTAGATTCTGCAAGTTTTTCGCGGAGAATTCCACCATCCCAAACCCATTCTTTTCCTTCCATAATGCCTTGAACAAAAGCATCAGGTGCAGAAGGATCTGCTACAATATCAGCAGCAGTGGCAAGCATAAAATCTTCACCAACAACTTTATGTCCCTCATTGGTCATCTTGAGTGAACCAACACCACGAGAAGAAACACCCAACATTACACCTTCATCGAGAAGTGATTTGGCAATTTTGCCCATAGGAGTTTCGAGAAGTTGTGCTTTACCTTTAAAATTGCTTCCACTTTGCTCAAGAGAAACAATTTTGTGTGAAACACGATCAAGATTTACTGTTGGACCATCTGGATGTCCAAGTTCCCCTAAAGCACGACCCTTTGCAACAAAAGTTTCATTATATCTTTTTACTTCACGGGAAAGAGTTTCCATAGGATACATTCTGCCATTGCGATTGCAGATGTCTCCCTGAAGGAAAATACCCTCAATAAACATTTTTTTATTACTACCTTTTCCTTCGGTAATAAATTTAACTTCTGATACTTCTTCTGTGATGAGTTTCATTTTTATTCTGAGACTAATTGTACTATTTCTGTGATACTGAGATTTGTTGATCCACTATCAGCAAGAGCAGCAACTTTTACACTTCTTGCTATATTTGCATTTGTAGTTGTAATTACACCTACAATAGAAGATGTATTTGTTGATAAAGTAATTGTAGACTCTGTTGTTTGAGTAACTAATTGGTGGACTGTATTAATACCTGCAGGTTCAGCACCTTCAATAGTTGCATAGTCTCCAACTACAAATGGATTTCCTGCATTATTTGGTAAAGTGACAATGGTGGAAGAACCTGTAGTAATACCTGAAACTTTTTGTCTAGCAATTCTTTCTTTTAATACTTCATTTCCATATGGTGAAATATAAAAAGAATTTGTACTTACTGTTGGATTTCCTCCAGTTTCTACATAAACCGCAGTTAGTCCTGCAGCAACTCTAATATATCCACTTTTTAATGCAATAGGATTGCTTGTTGCTGCTACAGATACTGTAGGAGAAATTCTATTTACATTTTGTACTACTTTTACTGCCATTATCCTTCGTCTCCGTATTGTTCTTCATTATTAAACATCAATGCAGCAACTTCTGGGCGAACAGAGTTCACTTTTTCAGCAGATTTAGCATATAACAATTCTTTAATTTTTTCAGAAACCTCAGATGGTTTTCCGTCAGTTGCAATCAAATCGATAAGTTCTTCCATAAAAATTAGTTTATATTTATAGGACTATTTATATTTTCCCACCTTTGGGTTGTGGAATTTCAATTGGTGTAGCGTCAACTGTAGGTTCTAAAGGGGTTTCTCCATTTACTCCTTGTTCAATTCCTTGCCCTTGATCGGGTGGTAATGGATTGCCCATTTCATCTACAGGTGCATTAGGATCTGGTAAAATTCCTTTTGCAATTTCATCTTCAATTTGAAGATCAATTTCGATAATTTCAGAATCTGTTTGACGAAGAATTTTCTTACGAAC